CCCAGGGACTACTCATCGACCGTATAAGAAAAGAACCTTCCTTAAAAATTACTTACGTAACTTCTACGATCTGATCATTCAAGAACAGAGACAATGCTGTACTCTGTCTGAAGTTAAGATCTTGAGGAGTTTGCTTATCACGGACATGCTCAGTACGAGCACCCAACAAGGTCCCTTCTTTGTACGACAACACATCACCGGTCATGTAAAAGAACCGTACTGGCATCCCAGGTTCCAACTTGGAGTGATCGGAGTTCATCCACTGGATGGTTTCCAATGTCCCTTCATTGAAGGCGTTAGCCGACAAGTGCTTCGCCAAGTTGTTCGTGGGTTCGTCAGAGAACGGAGCTACATCTTCACCACTCCCTCGTTTAGACGTTTGGTACTCACTCAGGGTATCTGCCCGAGTAGACAAGTGAACACCCTTGTTGTAAGTACCCCCTGTTTCACCCATGATGGCATCCGGACTGATAATCCGTTTACCAGTACCCTTGTTCTGCTTAACGATATCTGTACCAGCAATCTGTTTAGCATCACCTGTGGCCAAGATAGTGGTTACCTTGCCTTCAGTGTAATGAGTGACCTCCAACGTAGGGAACACGTCCTGAGGAACCCGGTAGATATTCAACACCTTCCGCGCAGTTTCGTAACGCCCCATCTTGAACAACGGGAAGATGTACCACATTCCTTTGCGGTAATACATCCCGAAGCCTTTGGAGTAGAACCCGAACTGGTCATTGTTCTGCAACCAGTTACCAAGGTCTTTCAAAGGGATGGGCGGAGAGATGTCGACATAGGGGTAGATGCGGACGTTGTCCACCGGTTCCTCGATGTCAACACCGCGCCAAGCGTCTTCCCCGATCAAGTCCAGCTGTTTGCCAAACTTGATGAGTTGGTAGTAAAGCACAGTCCGCAAATCAGCCATCAAGTGCTTATCAGTAACGATCTTGTTCTTGAGGATCGCGTAACCCGGTTCCATCAACTGGAATTCCACTTCCACCAGGTTCAGATAATCCTTGGCATCCATGTTAGCCAGCTTGACACTGTTGCCTTCCATCTGTGGGTTGGCATCTCCCTTAGGAGTAGCGCGGTACTTCTGGGTGGTCTGGACCAAACCTTTACGTTCAGTTACCTCAAGGTAAAGGTTGTCCTTGTTCTTCAACACCTTGCTCATGTAGACACCAGGCTGTAGCTGACCTTTGATGCGCAGATCATCAGACCGGTTCAACGCGTACATACTGAATCGAGCCATGCCTTTAGGGAGGATCAATTCAATCTGCTGGTTGTCCGGTGTGATGATCATGGCGGTCAACGTAGACATGGTGTCCGTCTGGTAACCGTTAACGGTTCGAGCAAAGTCAATGACGTTTGCTAACGCGCGTGGCATTTCCATGAGGGTTACCTGTTAAACGTCCAGTTAGGAAGCTCTGTGGGGACTTCTGGAGTGAAAAGCCCGTCACTGACGGTACTAGCACTATTAAGCGCTGACAACGCAGAGAAGTCCTCCTGCGTGACCGTAGAACGACCCGTATCGATCCCCAGACCTTCCAGATGACTGACAAAGTCCAAGCTGTCCTTCTTGGCCATATCGTGCGGAGTCATACCGAACAATGCAGCCAAGCTCATGAACCCGTCTTCCACCTTCTTAGCCTGCTCCTCTTTGGAGAGATAGCTGTCCCGAACCAACAAGTATTGCTTGATCTTCTTGTATTCGGGATACAGACAATAGGCCAGACTTTCGATGTCCCGCAATTCATCTAGGGGAGGTGGACGGAATTCACTGGCGTTGGTCACCAGCTCCACCCACAGTTTCAAGTAGTTCTGGGCCGATTCGAAGATTTCCACAATGTGGTCATTCGGTCGAGCAAAGCCCAGGTCTCTTTCCTTAACCAGGTTCGGGAGGATCTTGACGATCCGATGGCATTCCATTTGGATCTCTTGGTAATCCTCGTACAGGTTAGGATCACCAATCGCATCATCCCGAGTAAAGGTCTCACGGTTACGGAGTTCCTCTACCGTCATCATCATGACCGGCGTAACCCGTACAGGGTAGAGCCGGTTATTCAAGATGTTGTGCAGCCTGAAGATCTCTTCCCGTATGAAGTTATACCGTTGGAGGGTTAGCATTTATCTGTATCCTTGAATTTTCCGAGAGAGGTCGATCAAGTGAATGAGGATCCCCCCTTGGTAAAGTCGCTCCAACGGGGTCAGATCAAAATAACCTTTCACATATTCGAGCAACCGAGTATGGTCAATCTGCTGATCACGGTAAGATGAATACACAATGTTCTCGAACTCACCCTCTGGCTTACCTTGGTAGAACCCTTCCGAGAACATGTAAGCCGCAATGTCTTCTTCCGGACTGAGCTTAACGATTGGGTAGCCGTCCATGTTGATGTAAGCCGAATACTTCTTGAAGTCGTCCGGGTTGGTACTGACGAACCAGCGAATACGACTGGAGCGCAGGTTACCGTAGAGTCGGGTGGCTTCTACCCGGTTGACGTCAATGATCTTGGCTTTACGGTTACACAACGGCAACACGTTCATGTCATGACGCAACAGGAACGTCCAGATGTTGATAGGTCCATAACGTGCATCTTCCAACCCACCGTATTGCAGCGAGAATTGGTTGATGCACGGATAACGACCGCGCATGTCCGGTGTAATAACCGCGGTAAGGAAGTTGACCAGGTAAGGATCGTAGATCTTTTCCGTCTTACCTTCAGGAGCACCGGCACGGTCGTAAACGATGGTGTTCTCCGGGTTCCAGTAGAAGTCACTCAAGATGTACTGAGCGATAGTCGTCTTCCAACCGAACAAGGTCTTAGCGGTTTGTTCCAGTTCGGAACTGATCAGGGTTTGACCACCGTGCAATGCAGAGTCACGGTAGTAGACCTTACGGCGCACCACACGGGATTCCAAGATCACGTCGATCTGTTCGTTCACGATCGACAAGAACGAGAACTGGAACTCGTAGATCTTGTTGGCGGTGGCTTCGCGGATCTCTGGTTGGTCGGTAATGGCAAACAATCCGGCGTTACCGTCACCAATGTCCATGATAAAGACGTCATGGAGGGTAGGGACTTCATCGAACACTACACGAGCGGTAAACTTCTTTTCCGACTCAGCGGTTTGCGGGTTGAAGCTGAAAGAACCGTTACCGTCATTCAACAGCAAAGGGAGCTTGTCGATACGGATATAGGACTGGTATGTCCCCACCCCTTCCAAGGTGAACGGCTTAGGTTCATCTTGCTGATTGAGGAACTGATGGTAGAACAGGCAGATCCGCGGGGTACCACTGTCTTGAGACAGGATAACCCGTTCCGGCTGGTAAGTACTTTCGACGATGGAGTGTCGATAGTCGCTGCTGTAGATCCTGGGCGCTTCCGGTTCCGGCAGTGTTTGTTCGCCCAACGGTTTGATAGAAAAAGCCATAATCATCTTCCTGCGTTATGGGCCACAATACCGAAGAGGCCTTGGTAGACGTTAAACCGATGGGGTACTTTGCCGTGACCCAAATCGATGTTGTGAAGAATAGTGGGGATGTTGTGAACCCACGGCTTAGGGAACTTGTTGAAATCGATCCAGTTGAAGATGGTTCGAATGATTCCCCAATAACCGTCATCGTCCCAACCTACGTCATCCCAGAGCTGTTTGCTGTAATCACGGATGGCGTAGTCGATGTTCACCACCAAGTGATACGTCAGCTTCAGGTTAGGGCGAGTCAACAGGGTTACTGTGCCGTCTGCATCCATCCGGACGTCTTTGGGGTCCAGTGCGTGGTTACCAGCAAAGAGGCGGAATAGGAAAGGGGTTTCGTGGTGCAGGAAGGCATAAGCATGACGACGCTTGATATACTCCACCGCTTTAGGGCGCCACTTGAACTCGGGCAATTCAAAGATGTTACCAATTACTTGCTCTGCTTCATCTTTCAACGCCAACTGGGCTTGCACCACTGGTTGGATCCACCACTCATACGGCGCGGTCCACGGATCATGACCAGGGAGCTTGAGGAAGTAAGGACTTTGGATAAAGTCCATAGGCGGAGCAATTTCTCGGCCAGAGGTAATCTCCGGACCAGACGTAACACCTTTGTATTCAGTGAACCCTTGCTGAGGTCGCGGAATGTATTCTTCCGGGATCTGATCCTGGTAAACGTTCAGTGGGTATTCCACTTCCCAACCCATGAACGAGTTGAAGAAGAACGAATAACCGAACTCCACTTCAAACTGAGCGTAGGTAGAACCTTTCTTGGCTTTGGCTACAAAGGGTTCGGTAAAGCTGATCCCGATGTTGTTAGGCTTCAGTGGGACCACGATCTGTGGGAGATTGCCGCCGACGTTGGTAATTTCACTGAAGTTGAACTGAGCGTATTCACCAAACCATTCCTGGAACTCTGGCAAAGTGGGTTCCCACTTCTGCAACATGGTGTGGAGGATGTCCACGAACCGTACCAGACCTTTGTTAAAGAGCATGTGTACAGTTGGTGTGAAGTTGAAGTCCACCACTTGGTTCTTACGCTGACGATTGATCTTACTAACAAACGCTTTGGCTTGAGCGAGTGTATTGAAGCGAGACACCACATTAACCCGGATCTGTTTACCCTCGAATGAAGGGGAAATGATCAACGGGAGTTCCTTGTTCAGGAACACGGGTCGCTCAGTCAGATCACGTCGCAGATCCCAGAACTCACTGTCCTCAACTTCTGCAGTGATAAAGATCTTGTTACGGAAGGTTCCGTCGGTAAAACGATCGGCAGTTGGGCCATCCGACTGCGCGTTACCAATAAGCTTGACAACGTCGGTCTCACCGTTGAAATAAATGTTTGTCGCTGAACGTAACCCGTAGAACCCCAACACTGCGATCATGGAATCGTAAATAGCAGGCCGGAGAAAACTGTCGTAGTTTTCTTCAGCCGGTACAGTCGTATTCAAGGTGGACATCTCAACTCCTTAAACCAACGGTGGAGGGGATACCTCCACCGTTGGGTATGGCTAACGGTTGGTCGGAGGAACAACGTTATCCTTTTCGGAATCGAATCGAATAAACACGTTCCCTTTGCCTTTCACATCCAACACTGCAACACTGCTGAACGTATCGGCGAAGACCCGTAGGACCTTGCAGCCGGACAAGTCTTTCAGGACGAAGGTCTCATCACCGTATTCGGTCAAATAGGCGATGATTGCTTCCGCTACTTTCTGTGTAAGATTCCCTTTAGTGGTCACCACCCCGGCATCCGCCTGGAAGATCTTCTGTGCCAGCAACAAAGCAGTGCGGGCAGTCTCCAGAGGAATACGAATCGGGTCCTTACAACGTTCTTCACCCGGGAACACCGAAAGGGTCACAGAACCCTGCCACATGAAACTGGTCTCTGGAACGTTGATCAGGATAGACCCGACCGCAGGTGCTTCGTTAGCAACGTAATCGACCCCTTTGATCCAGTACAAGCCATAGTCATCGCTGAGACGCCGTAGGACCTCCGAGAAGGTAGTTCCAGCTTTAGCCCGGACGTTGACATGGTCGCTCTTCAAACGATCACTGAGATCACTCTTAGGGACTTCCAGGCGTTCTTCCTTGCCGTTGATATCGACAAGAAGCACGAAGGTACCGGGATCGCCGTGTTCGATCCCATTGATAGCCGTAGCACCTGGGATCTGGTTAAGGAAATGCTTAACCAATGCGGGATGTAGTGACTTCATTTGTCGTCTTCCTTGTCGTCCTTGGATTTCTTAGGACCAACGCTGATGAAGATGTGGGGAGTGATCCCACGGATAGCCTTACGAATACCCTTGGTGACCTTGCTGTGTTCCTGGGCTTTCTTCTTAACAGCAGCAACTGCTTCTTTGGCCTTGGAGATTTTGTCCTGCATAGCGGCCTTGGCAGCAGCAGCGGCGTCTTTGTTGCTGTCGTCACCACTGACACTTTCCGAAGCTTTCTTCAGATCAGCCAATGCGGTTTCGGCGTTTTTCTTCTCGGTCTCGAGCTCTTTGGTCAGAGCGCTGCGGGTCCCCAGAAGGCCCAGAAGACCATCAATAACACCACCAGCACTCGAAGGTCCTTCAAGACGTGCCACGATTTGCCCCATGGCACCAGACGGATCAACTTTAGTGGCCATAGCTTTGATACCAGCCGCCGCTTTGTCGTTGATCTTCGCGTCTTTGCCATCCATCGACTGAATAGCCTTCTTGTTATCGTCCGCAACGTTGGTAACGTTATCATCCGCGTCTTCTTCACTTTCATCAAACAAAGCTTTAACGTTTTCCCACGTTTCCATCGCTGCCTTGTACGCGACCTTGCCCAGGTTCTTTACGGCGTCAAAGACAGGACCTTCACTACCCGAGATGTTGTCCAAAGCCAAACCGTTCGCTCGGGTTACCCCCTCGAAGTAGAAATAGTCCGGAGTATCCACCTTCTCGGCGAGGTAATCTTCAATACCCTGGAGCATCTTCAACGAATGATCAGCCGCACAGCCGCACTTGCAACTCTCGGTTTGCAAGCACTCATAGCCACCGATGTCAAAACTCTCGATAGGGTGAACTTCGTTGTAGTCCAACGGAGCGTATTCCTCGATACCGGCGATCATACCGAAACGAGCCGTTACGAAGACATCTACCAAGGACAGTACCCGATCGAGGTATTCCAGCAGGCGAGCATCGAACTGGTAAATACCGTCATGTTGATCGGGCAGTTCATCACCGTCCAGATCTTCGTACTTGTCCAATACTTGCTTAGCCATGACAATCAGGCCTTCAACACCTTCCTGATTGTTAGAACTACCTGGCTTGTTACCCTGTGCCGTGATGATCATCGCTACATCACGAGTAGGCGGGTAGTTACCAATGCTGATTTCACGTGCCAACTCGCACAGGTACTCGCACAATGCCTTGTTGGTAGCCATCTCCGAGGAGTCGTAATAATCAAACTGACGACCTACGGCATTGATTACCCCGTGCAACTGAATGACCAAGTTTTCACGGGTTACTTCACCGATGCCTTGGTCTTTCAGGTATTGCAACAATCGGGGATTGCTTTCTTCCGTGATTTCGGTCTTACCGAGGCCGTTGATCAGCATCCCGATAAAGCCTAATTTCTGATAAGGATTCATTCTGCCTCCTGGACTTTAATAGAGACGGTACCTTTGAACACAACCGAACGACGAGCATCTACGTGCAACCAACCGTCCGAAACGGAAAGGTCCACGTCTGCTCGATACAGTCCACCCAAACCAATGTACTGAACCCAGGTATTGAACAGCTTGGTCAGCTCTTCGCCGTCTTCTGGAAGCAATTCTTCTACTGGAGGATCCTGAGTGGTGAGGGTTGTTCCCAACACTTCAATGATTGCTTCCGGGGCAGGATCGAACCAATCACGCTGCTTGATCCCAACGATGGACTGGGGAATGCCGTCGAAAAGTTCGTTCAGTGAAACGCGCTGAAACATGAAGACCTCTTTAGGAGGCCCAGGGAGCACGTATTTGAAGAGATCTTCACCTACGGCTACCTTATTACCAAACTTGGGATTAAAGCTCTCACAGAAGATACTGGAGAGTCCAGAGCCTACTAGGGAGGGGATGTTTACCAAATTAAGCCGCATACATCTTCTCCTTAATTGGTGGCTGCCCAGCACAGGTCAGTAATGGTTACCAACGCCTTGTACAGGACATGTTCGAAACCTTTGATATCTTCGAGTGCATTACGGATCACCGAAGAGAATACTTTATGCACCGAGCTCGGGATATCTTTGCTGTTGCTGAGCAGGGTCAAGGTATCGACCATGGTCCTTTCCAGCTTCTGCAAATCAACCGTCAGGGTTTTCAAGTGAACCAAGTTAGCCTTGGTCTCTTTACGGATTTCTTCCACTGTGGTCTGGGTAGTAGTGAAAGTAGCCGCATGGAAATCTTTACGGACGTTGCCGCTCGGGTTGTACTGGATCTTTGTTGGACCGAAACGGAAATCATCAGTAGTGATAAAGGTAGCCTTATCACGACCACGAGCATCGAAGATGTCACGGACCTGGCCATTAAACCCAACAACCGCTTTGGTGATCTCACCAACTGGTTGACGATCCTTAGCCATGCGTTCCATGGTGTTTAAGAGGTCGGTCAACTTAGCTGCGTAGCTGTTGACGTTGGTAATGCCTTTCGCTACCCGTTTATTGGTCTCACTTACCCAACCCAGATCCTTTGCAGGCTTACCCGGTTTCGGATAGATGAAGTAGGTCTTTTGTGGGTAAGTGATCTCACCCGACTTTACTCCCTTATCTTTAAGCCGGTGGTCAATGTTCTCCAGCTTGTTATCGATCTTCTTCTCTTTAGCCGAGAAGAAACTCCAAATCCACTTAAAGAAATCCTTGACCATCTGGATAACTTTCTTGACACCATTCTTGACGGAGTCGAGGATGCTCTCGGTACCACTGACAGAACCCAGATCTGCCGCTACAACCGCATGGGAATGCAGGATGTAGTTGTAGTAACGTTCAGTCCCGCTAACCTGGTCATTCTCCGCAGAGAGTTCTTCCATGACCGGTTGCTGTTCAATCGCGTCGAATTCTTCCCGATCTTGGTCCGAAATATCTTTCAGAGTCGGGGTAACAATAAACCGCAAAGGAGCTACGCTTTGCCCATTCATATCGGTTACCTGTTGAGTGGATAATTAGCACATAGCATCAAAATGCAAATAGAAAGAAGAGCTAACCTACCCGCCGGTTAGGGCGGGTAGGTTAGTACTCAACGAACTACCGCGGCGATCAGAAGTGAGCTTTAACAGCGCCCAGGATCTGGTTGGCCAGGTAGATGTACAGGCGGTCGACGGACGAGGTCAGCGAGGACGCCGAAACGTAGATCGCTTTGCACAGGTCGATGGCCTTCTTCGCGCTTTCACGCTTGGCGTCGCCTTCACCGTGGTCGCCCTTGATCTGGACGTTCAGGGTGCCGATCACGCGGTCGCGTTCAGCTTTGGAGAACTTGGCAGCCACTTTGCTGGAGCGCAGTTCGCCGACGTAGTCGTGAACACCCTTCAGGGTGCTTTCCAGCTGAGCCTTGGAGGCCTTGATGTCGCTTTCGCCTTTGGTGTACTTCGAGGCGTCGTCGGTCTTGCCGAAGGTCAGCTTGATCGAACGAGCAGCAGCGACGGCTTCGCTTTCGGTCTCGAACTTCTCGTTGAACGAAGCGAACACGCGGAAGCCAGCGTGAACCATCAGTACCGAGGTCTTGTCGGAGGTCTGGTTGACGTTCGGCTTGCCGGCGGCCTTGGCGACTTCTTTGATGTCGTCGGTCACTTTCTTGTACGCAGTACGGAAGGTGCCCATGTCGATGCCATCCAGCTTCTTGCTCAGGTCCATGAAGGCTGGCAGGGAGCTGGCGACCAGGTCGAACACACCGGCGTGCAGGATGCCGTCGATGCCGCGCAGACCGGCGTTGGCGTAGTCGCAGCCGATGTTCCAGGAACCCAGCTTGATCTTCGACTTCGGCTCTTTCGAGGCGATGTTCGCTGCCAGGGTCTTGGCTTGACGCTCCAGGCCGTCGGCGGTGTTCTTCAGACCAACGAAGAAGTTGATCATGGAGTTGAAGATGCCCTTGATGAACTCGATCGCCTTGTTGGCGCCGGCCTTGATGGTGTCCATGAAGCCTTCGACACCAGCCACCGAGAACAGCTTGGCCGAGGCCAGGTCGTTCAGGCTTTCAGCGCCGCAGCGGTTGAAGTCACGGCCGCCCAGGGCAACGTTCAGCTTGGCGCAGCGGTTGTAGCGGTCAGCGAAGGCGATGCCGTTGAACGGGGTGCGACCCTGGATCATCGATTCGACGCCGGCGACTTCTTCGGCCAGTTCTTGCAGTGCTTCTTCGTGCTCTTCCAGGACTTCAGCAGCTTCTTCAGCAGCTTGCGCAGCCTGCTCAACAACCACTTGAGCTTCGGCGGTATCGGCGCGCGCTTGTTCGACGGCCGCTTCGACGTTGTCGAGGTTGACCGGGTTGTCGTTGTTGTCGCCGCCACCCAGGTTGTCGCCACCGGTGTCGCCGCCGTTCAGGCTTTCGGTACCAGCTACCATCATCAGGTAGTCGAGTGCAGATCGTGCCATTTCCGTGTATCCTTTTCGTTAACGAAAGAGAGGGTTGTTTATAAACAATTAAGCGAAAACCCCAAGTACACCATGAATGTACTTGTCGACATAGCCGACAACACGTGGAGTGAATCCGCTATAAAATGCGAGTGCCCCTTGGTTACCGCTCATGAGTTTCTCGCATTCACCAAGGATCGTTTTGCTGACCTTGTCCAATTGGCTAAGGTTGCCGTCGACACCCTTCACCATGTCAGCCCACGACTTGATGAAAGCCGTGTAACCGTCATAGGATTCCTTAACCTTCAAATGGAGGTCGTTAACCTTATCCAATTTGTTCATGATGTCAGAGATTTCAGACTTCGACATCGTCAAGGTTTTGGCTTCCCCGCTAGGAGCGTCACCACCCATAGAGTACTTAGGAGTACCCTCGTTGGTGAAGATGAAGACCCGACCACCCGGCAGAACTTCCGACTTGACTGCCTTGCCCATGCTGTTGCCGAGTTTGAACTCAGGGTATTTCAACCCCTCGAACTCTTCGATGATCGCATGGATCTGATCAGCCTTATTGGCAGTCTTCAGTTTTTTAAGGGTGATGAGTTCCTTGTCCAGGAAGTTCATCACTTCTTTGTCGTGGGCTACCCAAGCTTCGAGTGCTTTGACCAAGGTGTCCATATCGTGAAGGATATGGGTGGCGTCGCCGGTGGCAGTGATGGCTGCTACCTTGGGTGCAGAGAGCTTGAGGTCCTTATCCGCAGTCTTGGCCACGTCACGGAGTACGTTCTTGATCAACGTACCGTTTTCCGAAAAGGACTTGCTCAGCTGATCGCCCGCAGCAGTGAACCCTTTCAGTGCGATGTCCAGGGTCTTGCCACCTACCCATTTCCCCGCACTGAAAAGACCACGACCTACAGCACCCATTGCCGAGATGGCATTGTCCTTGACGTTCTGGAAATCCTCGTTCCCCGCAACGGCCATCAAGCTCTTGCCCATACGGGTCAGCTCATCGTTGCTACGAACCAGGTCCAGATGTTGCTCAAGGCAAACAGCCAATTGAGTCTTGTTACCTGAACTCATGACTGTTCTCCCTTACTCGGCGTTAACCTTGATGGAATTGTTGCAGATCTGGATCAGACCGTTGATGATCAGCGTCAGGTAGTTGTTTACCGTGACACGGATAGCCAACAGCTCCATCTGGTTGTGACGAATCAACGCACCGAACCACTTGGCGATGTACAGGCGGGTGGTCTCTTCGATATCCGCATCGACGATGCCTTTGATGATATCGTTGAAGTCAGCATCGCCGACCTTGAACTTCTCGCCCTTCTCGAACATGGAGGTCCAGTCCTTGAGCAGGGAACGCAGCGACTTGACGATCGCTTTGATCTCACGGCTCGACAGCGCTTTGATCTCACTACCCACTTGATCGTGAGTTTGCGGAGCGTTGTTCTCGAAACCGGTACGATCGTTCTTGATGTGCAGGTCGATGTACTCGCTGAGCAGGTCGAGCGTGTCGCAGGACTTCGGGCGGTTCTTCAGACGAGTGTCGAAGAAGTAAGCACCACCCATCAGCTCGACCGATTGCTTGCTGGTGACCAACAGGCTCTCGTGGGCTTTGTTAGGGTAAGTGCACTCCTTGAACGGAATGTCCGGAATGCTCATCGGCAACATGCGCAGGCGCTCCATGGCACCTTCCTGGGACAGCGAGGTGAAACCACCGAAGTAGCTCATCAGCGCTTGCAGGGTCTGCTTGTTGTTCAGGTAGTAACCGCCGCTCAACGCCGAGATGGTGCTGCTCAGCTTGCTGAGGTTACCCGACCAGTCACCGTTCACCTTGCCGTTCACCTTGAACAGGTTGTACAGGCGGTACTCCAGGATGAAGGAGTTGGTGCTGAGGAAATCCGGGTAGCTGTTGACTTGGGTCTCCAGCAAGTCCAGAGCCTTGTTAAGGTTCTCCTCGGACTGAGTGAAGATAACCCAGGTGTCACGGAACGCAGCGCCGATCTGGATCGCCACTTCCCGGGAGTCCTTGAAGAACTGGGTCAGGAAGTTCTCGCAACCAGCACGACGGGTGAAGAGGAAGTTCTTCGGCAGCAGGGTATGACCCAGCGCTTCAGCACCTTGTACTTCAGCGAAACCGACTTCCAGTGGAATTTCCACACCGGCACGGGCCAGGCGCTGGTCAACGGTTTCCACCAGTGCAGGACTGACTTCGTAGGGTTCTACAGCGTCGAGCAGCTTCTGGGCTTCCAGGACGCGGTCAGCCGAGTTGTCGAGAGCCACTTGGACTTCGTTCAGCTGGATGGTATTGCGCAGTGCGTCGAACAGCTCGACCGATTTGGCCGTGTTGACCGCTGCCATCTCGGCGGCCAGTGTTTCGTTAGCGTTGTCCATAGTAGGTACCACCACCGATGAGTTGAAGGAATCGAATAACGTGAGCGGGACCAATCCCTGCCATCAGCTGGAAGAAGTCCAAGTCATGAACCACATAACCGTCTTCCAGTAAAGCCAGGTTACCCGACGTACGCTTCGAAGGAGTGTAAGCAGCAAGGCGGGTCTTGATTGCCGCTTTGGCTTTGTTCTCCTCGAAGTTGATGCAGGTAATCAACGGGGTAGCGGAGATCTTCCCGTTGATGAAATGAACGACGTCTTTGATCAACGTCGCCAGAGTACCTGAACCACCGTCGTAGTTGGCTTCCATAAACTGCCTGAAACTACCACCCATCAGTCGCTTTGCTTCTCGCATGGTTTCGATCGACAGATCACCGTTGATGACCAGACTGAAATCCAAGATCCCGTCCTGACGCATCAGGGCAAAGTTCTTGAAGATAACGTCCAGTTCGGTATCGGTCAGTGCATCGTTAACGAAGCCATTGCCGAATTGACGATAATTAGCCATTGGCGCTCCGGTACATGTTGTCGATCTCAGCGATACGCGCAGTCCCTTTCAGGATGCGATCCTGGTAGTCCTCGATGCGCTCATCCAACTCAGCATCGTTGGTACCGTTCTTCTGGTTGACCGCTTGGCTGATCTTCATCGCGAAGCGTTCGTTCTCCAGACGGATCTGCTCGATCTCGCTCACGTGGTTCTTCATCCGGTTCAACTTCCACCAGTAGCGTGGGTTGAAGTGATGAACGCCGAGGTTCTGGGAGGTCAGCAGGGTTTTCATGCCGCTACCTTCCATTACGCTGATCGAACCTTCAGTCACGTCGACTTCAGGAATGTTGCTCAGATCAGCAATGATCGCCTTCGAGCCCTTCAGGAGCCACAGGAGGGTTCCTTTGTAATACTCGAGGGTCTGGGTCAGGAAACGGAGATCCAGCTTGCTAGCCGTGTTATCGACGTGCTGGTTGGCCTTGTTGTGCAGACTGATCAATACGTCGTACACCAGGGTGGTGTATTTCATGAACTGATCGATCTGCTCGATCGAGATCAGGATGTTGGCCTGGCGCAGGTTGATCAACTTGCCGTCCCAGACACTGTCCTTATCTTTGCTGATCAGTTTTTCCAGCGCAGCCGCCAGATCGGCAACAGTAGCCACCGCCGAGGTCACCGCTTTGTCGAAGCTGATGCCACGGAAGCCGTTGTTGTTCAGCTCGTTGACGATACTCTTGGTGACAGCCCATTGAGCAACCTGGGTATCGAGGTTGATCTTGTTGGCATGCATCCGCTCGAGGTTACCCAAGAGATCGGTAGCATTCACTTGAAGAACCGTAACCAGCTGGCTCAGTTCGCTTTTCTTGAACGTTTGTACGTTGCTAACGTAATCCGTGATTTTCATCAGATGCCCCCGTTGAGCAGTTTGACCAGACCTTCCAAGCTGTTAACAGCCGGCTCTTTCTTCGACTTGATTGCCAGGTCGCGACGCGTGTAGATCTCAGGCATCATCTGACCATTGGTGTAGAAGGTGAACGTGCCACGACCTTCGTCAACGATAACGATGGTGTTGGCTTTAACCACTTCAAAGATTTTCTTACGAGACGATGGGTTCGAGAAACTCTTACCGATCTGCAGCTCGATCTGTTGCTTTTCATCTTCGGTGATGATGAAGGTGTTCGCCATGGTGTTCAGGCTGATAACACCGGTGCGCACCGCTTCCACCTTGTTACGCAAGTCACGAGATTGGGCTTCGGTGTAGTACTTGGTGTCGTCGTTGCGCATGGCCTTGAAGCGCTCACGGATGATATCTTCACCGTCGAACCATTCAGGGTTGGTGATCTCACCGTTGTTCTTCATGATCCAGCGCATCTTGAAGCCATCTTCGATCTTGGCAACGCCGAAGGTGTTTTCCAGAGACTCACTGGAAGCAGGAACGATGATCTGCCGGAAGGTCAAGGGGAGGTCAACCGAAGCACCATCTTTACCGAAGACGGTGGCGTTAACCACACGACCGATCGACAGAGGAACGTACTCTTGCAGTTCTTGAATGACCTTGCCGTTGACAGTGAAAGAACCTTCACCTGCCTTTGGACGGTTGGTGTCGATGTTGCCCGCGGCGAACGACTCGATACCGGCGATCAGCGACATCAGACCAGCACGGTTCGGGTTAACGCGACCCAGGTAGGTGGAGATGTTCACACCGATCTGTTCAGCGTTACGGATAGCAAAGTGGGACAGGGTCGCCACGATGTCACGGATGTTGATCACGGTGATCAGATCCGGCATGAATTCTTGGTGCAGGAGGTCGCCCTGAACCACGACCATTGGCGACAGCAAAGTACGGCGTGCGTTCTGGCCAATCGAGGTGGTGGAGACCACATCGTATGTCTGTCTGAGCGTGTCGGCAACGTTGGTGGCGCCAGCGATGTCCTTATTATCCGGATACAACTTTCTCATGATATCCAGAAAGAAAGAACCTACGTTCAGGATATCCCCAACCATGTGGTTTTGCGCGTTCATGTGTCTTCACCTTTAATCAGTAGGTATTGAAATGGCTGATGAAACGAATGACTCCCAGGATTTCTTTGATAAGACACCCGGGGTAAATTCTCCTGGGGAGCAACTGAATAACAGTAACTACCGCGAGTGGCTCAATACGGTCTTTTCGGAAAACGGTGGACCTGGGTTCGACTCCGCTCTGGTAAACAGTTTACGGGGCATTCGGGTCCTAGGACCTGGCCATGCAATGGCCGCTATCCCCGACGACACCATAGGATTAATGTTCTGCACCCGACCGTCTTTAAACCTGTCGGATGCGAATGTTCAGCTGCATAGTCAGCTGGCTAACTTGGTCAATCCGAGACCCAATACTCCGGCTGCTTACATCAAAGCAATGCTCGATCCCAAGTGGGGTTCTGCCAACAGTGGACTGAACCAAATCTACGATCCGTTGACCGCTTGGATCCCTTGTTTGACCAACTACTTGAAAGTGAGTTCGGGGTTCCCTGACCTGAGCTTGGGTGTAGGTAAAAGTACGTCAGGTTTCAGGGGTGAGGTTTATGCGTATGTTGACGGGATTCTGAAAGTCAACTATGACTACGAAATTCACCAGAGTTTCCATAACGCCAAGCCCGGCATTATCCCCATGTTGTTTAACGCATGGGTTCACTACATCGAAGCCGTGACCCTTGGTGACGAAGGCATGGAGCCCTACTGGAAACCACTGGCTGGTAACTACCTCGATTACACTTGTCGCATTTACCACTTGATCATGAACAAGAACATGCGGAATATCGAGTGGATCTTCTGCACTGGTGGTGGCTGGCCCATTACTTTCCCGTCGGGTGCTTACAGTACCATAGACCGGACTCAGAACAGTTTGCGTGGTCAAGGGCAAGACGAGTTCGAAGTAACCTTTACTTGCCAAGGTTTCCGCTTTAACAACATCTCGATTGCTAAAGCCTTTAATGATAACACGTTGTATCGCAACCCGAACATGCACCCTTCGGTGCGGGAACGGTACTACCGGAAACTTTCATTCCGAGAGTATATGGCCGCTGGTTATGGCATGTATCCTTGGATTAATCTTCAGAACATGGAAATGGAATACTGGGGTGTTCGATGAACTTGACTCAAGAAGAACTGGAGCTCTTGGCGGCTAACCCCATGCGGGGAATCAACTTGGTCGTCAATGGGGTCGAAGAAACCTATTTCAACGGCCTCAAACAAATCAACAGTAAAGCTCATCCGGCCGTACTGTCGTATACTTTGATTCTGGGGACTGCTAACGGTTTCTTTAACCGTCTCGCGGATGCGACCAGTGAACTGCATGCCAAGCACGCACGTAACATTTCACAACTCAGTCGCAACATGAGCAGCCAAGAGACGTACGGTTTGTTTGCAGATCCAGCTAACAGCCTCCTTATGTTTGCTCTGTCGGTAGAGACTTTCATGGGTCTGGCGCGTGACAAAGTGGAACAGCAAGGTAACTTGTCTGTAACCTACAAAGAGTTGTTGGTCCCGAAAGATACTATCATTCCGATCAACGGTTACGAGTTCTCCATCATGAACGGGATTCGTATCCTGTACAACGAGCGGAGCGGGTGGAACATTATCTACGATTCGGACACCAACAACCCACTGAGTCCGATCAGCAGTAACTTGCTGAAGTACAAGTTCAAAGTCCAGAACGACGTCAAATACCTGATGGTCGATGTTCCCGTGCTTCAGATGAACTGTAAGGGAATCGAGAACATCACGTCCAACAGTGCGTCGGGTTGCGTGGGTTCGTATAACTACACCGATTACCTGTATGGGATCCGGGCGTTCCTGATCACCGGCACCGGGATGCGGGAAATCGAAGTATCGTTCGACCAAGCAGTTTTTGACCCCCTTACGGTTACTTTGGCGTGTGAATTGGATACCGTTAACAAACGGGTGGATTACCAGATCCCTGACGTCTACATTGCCAACGGGCTAGGGATCGGGACGGTTCGCATCTACACCTACACCACCAAGGGTGCGTTGGTGAAAGATCTGATGGACATCTCGCCATCGGGTATCGTTCCTAACTACCAAGACTACCGTTATGGGCTGGGTAACCTGAACGAGTATTCTTCGCCCTTGCGTAATGCTAGCAACGTGGCCTGGCAAGCGATTGAAGGGGTTAAAGGCGGACGTAGCCCTACCTCGTTCGTTGAAATGAAACAGCGTGTCATTGACGGTCGTCAGATCCGTACGTTACCAATTACCGAGAAGAACGTTGAAGGCCTCGCCCTTAACAACGGTTACAGTTCGGTGTTGGTGATTGACTACGTGACCGGTCGTCAGTACGCGCTTAGTGGTGAACTGCCTTACCAGTCGAACAAAGACTTCATGGCCCCGATGAGCTGCTACGTCGGTAGCCATTTGGCGTCGATTGAAGACCTGCTGGGTAGCGGTGTAGCGAAGGATAACGGTGACCGGGTCACTATTCCTCACAACGTACTGTTTGACATCAGTAACCCTACCTCAGTGCTGGTGAACGATTACACCAAACAGAGTTACCTGAACCTGACCCCTGAACGTAAAGTGGATCTGCTTGGTAGCAAGACACTGGTCTACACTCCGTTCTATTACGTTCTCGACATTACCGATGACCAGGTGTCGTTGCGCACCTACAACCTCGATACTCCAGTGATCAACTATCAGACCTTTGTACGGGATAACCCTGCGTTGGGTCTGGGTGTTGGTGTGGGGAGCTTGTCCATCAGCCACCGTGAAGACGGTTATACCATTTATCTGACCACCAAGTCGGACAATGCGTACAAACAGCTGGTGAACGAACAGTTGGGGATTCAGCTGTCGATCACTCCTCCTGAAACCAGTCAGTCGGCTAACTTGGCAGGTAAGCTGATTTCGGTAACCACCGACGGGGAGCGCAACTGGGAGTTCTACGTTGACAGTCGTTTCGATGTCGACCTGAATGACTTGATCTACTTCAACAGCTTCAACCAGTTTGGTTCCCCACAGGACAAGGTTCGTAGTTCGCTGACCACTGACCTGACCTTCATCTTCTGCGTAGAGGGTGACCAGGACCTGACCCGTTCGCTGTTGGATCCGAAGATCGATGAATCCATTTTCCCTGAGGAAATGGTGGGAATCATCGAAACCACATACAACGTGACCTTCGGTAAGCGTTTGGGTAATATGTACAGCCGTATCCGTCCTTTGGTTGGCGAAGCACAGTACAAGCGTTATGACGTGGACGTTCCTGCTACTTACGATTCGACCAAGTACAAACGCGTTAACGGCCAACTGGTGTTCGATGATGATGGCGAACCGATTGTTGAATACCGTAAGGGCGATGTAATCTACGGTCCTGATGGGGTTACACCTACCCTGAAGTACCGTGCCGGTATTGACGTGGTGTATGAGAACGGTGTTCCGGTTGAACTGGAACCTCGTAAGAAGAAATACCATTGGGACTTTGTTGCTTTCGATGGGAACTACTTCTTCAGTAAAGACGATTACGATATCCAGTTTGCTTTGGATACCAAGCGTTACTTCGTCAAGACCATTACCGGTGACATGGAACGGTTGTCGTCTGAAACCCTGGACCTGACCAAGCTGTTCTTCCAGCCGCGCAGTAAGCTGGGTTATCGGCGGGTCGTGATCAACAGTAACTATGAAGGTGTGCTCCGTCAGGATCTGTCCTTTGTGGTCACTTATTACCTGACTGACTCGGGGATGCGGAATAGTGCACTGAAAGCTGCTTTGGCTGCCAGTGACCCTAAACAGTTGAACCTGGGCCTGCTCAACAAAACCACCATTTCTACTGAAGCACTGACCGCACAGATCAGTTCGGCTAACATCAGTGAGGAAGTGGTGGCGGTTAAACTGAGTGCCATGGCGGGTGACAGTACGGTGGACGTTATCAGTAACGTGGATAACCTCACCGGTTTCAGTATCCGTAAGCGTTTGGAATTGAGCAGTGATGGTCTGCTGGGCATCAAGGAAGCGGTTGATACCATCTTCATGCCGCATGATGTAAGACTGCGTTCTATCGTGTAACACGCATACTACCCTACCCAGCCTTGTGGGCTGGGTAGGGTAGCTGCTTAAGGTATTACGCTGGGTCTACTTCGTCAACGTAGTCGGAGAACAGACCGATGAGTTCTACCAACCCCATCAGTTGTTCCGTCTTGTAGTGAACGTAACCCAGGCGCATTTCTTCGCTGGACAGAGTGTCCAAGAGACACTCCTTCAACTTGGCCTGCGATTTGCGAATGGTTTCGCCGTAGTCGACCAGCAGGAGGTAATCACCGTTCTCGACGCTGTTGCTGTCACGACCGATGTCCTTCCAGGTACGCACGGTACCGTTTTGCAGTGCTTCGCTTTCCGGGTACCACAGATCGCTCACGTAGTCAGCAAACTTGGCTGGCTCTTTGCGGAAGCTGTTGTACTTCTCGATCGCTTCCTGGTTATCCACACCCAGGTTGTTGATGCCATTGAAGATGGCGTTTACCTTGATGATGATTTCCGGGAAGGCCTTATCCAAGAACTCGGTGGTTTTTGGAATGGACATCAGCAACGACACTTCACCCGAGAGCGGTGCGTTCATGATAACCTGGCCGTTGCGATCAGGGAACTCACTGGAGAGCTCGGTCTTCAGGCGCATGGCTTCGCCGGGCAGCCAGAGGTTGTCGATGATCTCGTAGGCCACGGTAATCGGAAGACCTTCTTCCAGCTTCTTCATGATACCGTCGGTGACCGACTTGAGGTTCATCAGTTCAGCCAAGGCGTCGGCTTTAAACTGGCGGAGTTCAGGGCTCATATCGTTTTCCCTATTCCAGTCTCTTTGACGAGATTGTTGTAAATGGTTTTAAGGTTACCAATGTCCTTATCGATGATCTCGTGCGAAGTCCCTCCGAATTTCTCCATGAAGGTCTTGGCGTCTGCATCGTCGATAAACTCGAACTGGATAGTTGGAGTGCCATCAGCGGACATCATCGGGTTGGCACCGTGTGCTTTGGCATCCAAGTTCAGCTCACGCAGTTTCTGGAGATCGTCCAGAACAGCATGGTAGTACCAGAGCTGACCACGAATGTGCCACTTGACCAGGTTATCGATCTGACGACCGACTAAGGACAGTTGACGGGTTACCAGCTGGCAGAACTGGGTGTAGTTGCGCACACCCACCGCCACCGCTTGGTATTCAGCAACGATTGCTGGAGCACCGTAGTACTCACCCATTGCCTTAACCTTGTCCGCATCGGTCTTCTCGATCGCCGCCCCCAATTGCTTGAGGTTAATCCCGGACATATCAATCGAGTTGTCGGAGACGTTGGCATAAAGCGCGTTCATGCCCTGGACGGTGGTCATCAGATCACCGAGGTTAGCTGGACTCAGTTTAACTGCTTCCAGCTTAACCATTTCATCGAGCTTCTTGCGAACGTTGGCAAACCCGTTGGTGAGCTCGTCGTTGCTGAAAGTAACCTTGTACAAAGTACTGAGCAACTCAGCGACCAGCGGGACCACTGTACTGGCGGAGAAGCTCATGGTGACTTCGGCACAGCCCTTCAGGAAGCGAATCACTTCAGGCGATTGGCTCCAGTCAACGTGTTCATCTTTGATCTTGCGCACACGAGTCTTTTGGTGCTCCTCGTTGATCATGCGCTTGAAATCGTTCAGGGCTTTAACAGCCTTGTTCGAATTCTTGGTCAGCTCGGCAATGGTCTGCTGGAACAGCGGGATGGACGCGGCCAGGCCGTTGATTGCTTCCTTGTCGGTTTCGAACTTGGTCTTCATCACCTGAAGCTGGCCCATGCGGTCAACACCGTTGGGGAGCTTCCCGATGAAGTGTTCCAGTCGATATTCTTTACCCGGGAAACCGAGACCGTTCAAGGTTTGCTCGAACTCGGTCTTCATGTTGTCGAGTTTGTTATCGATCGCCTTTTCGATCCGCTCGCTCTTACGGAACCCGAAGATCCCTTTAATGGTGCTGGCTACCCAATCGATCGCCATGCGGATGTACTTGATGATGTTCTCGATGAAGGTTTGGAAACCTTCGTAGACCACCGCAAAGAAACCTTCAGCACCCATGCGTGCATTACGTTCCGACGGGAAAGAGTCCATTTGAGTATAGGACTCAACACCGAGTACCGCGGCCAGTTTACGGTCCAGACGATTCAGGGACAGGGATTCGGTACCCTGAACCATGAAGTCCGCCTTGCCTTGTTCCGTTTCGACGTAGAACTCATCCAGGTCGATCAGTTGACCACCCTCACCAGGTTTCCACTGATCCACCGGATCGCTCTTTTGCAGGTACGCGCTCAGAGGACTACTCATGGTGACCCACCAGTTCTTTGTAGAGGTAGCCGACCAAGGTGGTGAAGAGGTCGTTGTCGGTAGCGTCGAACTTGGACGGAACCGCCTGCCCTTCGCCATTGATGACCTCGACGTCGAACACTACGTCATAGAGGTTGGAAGCGGTCAGGGTGCCGGTGCGGCACAGTTCTTTGTGCATCTCTGCCAGACGGTTCTTGGCCGACTCGAGGATGAAGCGGGCATTGATCGGGAACACCGCGTTCCACATGTCCATCTGTTCCCAGATGGTTTCCTCGGCGTTATCACCGAAGTGGAAGGTGTTGTTCATCTTGCAGTTGTAGCTGATCAGTGCGCGGATGAACGCTTCCTGGGTCGCCTTGGTCTGGTTGGCAGCGCAGGTGATCCCGTTGTCGATCAGGTAGCCGCGGAAATCGATGACGTGTTTAAGGTGGGACATGAGTTAAACTCCTTTCAGGCGTTCAGCCAGAACAGTCATTTCGTTGTTGTTGAGGGCTTGGGTAAAATGCTCGATCTCGCGAAGTTTAAAATCGCTCCCAGAGAATACCCAGCCCATGGCGCGGTAGATAACAGTGTTGTCATACCAACTACGGTTCTTCTCAAGCAACTTGAGCAACTGACCGACTTCATCAATCAGTTTGGACTTGTCCGAACTTGGCATGTCTTTGCATTCTTTGACCTTGGCGATCAATTGGCGAACCGCATCCTCCATACGACGAGGGTCCGAGTTGTAGACCCCAGAATAGGAAGGAGCAAAGTAGTTGAGGGTAAAGGTGATAACGAAGCCCAAAGCCGCAGCACCAATCACGACACCGCCGCTTATAGAACCACCAACGATAAGTGCGGGGAGTGCGGTAAAGTAACCCGCCCACAGACCCATCATGGTGCTTATCAGCATGTTGTTCAGGAAGCTCGAGACAACGCCACGGGAAGTCAGTACACCAATGGCCGCCACGATACCCTTGTCGCAACCCATACGCAGAGCATACATGTCAGCTACGACCTCAGAGGTCATCTCGGCCACACCCACCGACAGAGCCCGCTGGCTATTACGCTGCGCGGTCATCTTGGTGTAGTACATCAGGAAGGATTCATCGTTGGATTGCTTGGCAAACTCGATCAGTTCGTCTTGCTTAGGCTCTTTCAGTCCCAGCAAGGTAGCCGAGTCCTTCAGAACCACCACGCGATCTTCATCGCGCTTGCAGTTACGATAAGCCGCAATAGCTGCTTGCGCGACCACGTTGTCGTGGAAGGTCGATGCCATCATCATGCAGCCGCTGAACGCGTGACCCATCTCGTGGACGATACCACCCGCTGCCAGTTCTTCAGTGGTGCACTTCCAGCGCTCGGTTTCTTTGACTCCGAAGTATTCACTGACGTTAACGTTGATGCCCAGCTCAAGCGGGATGGTCTTGAACGAACCACCGACCTTACCCGTCTTGTAATCCACAGATCCTTTGAAGATCTTATCCTTGTTCTGGGTGAACCAACGGTAAATGGTGGTATCCGAACTGTCCAACCAGTACTCGATACCTTTGATGTTGATCACGTGACCTGGGGAGAAATAACCCGTATCCATGTACAGGTTATCCCGTTCCATGAAGTTGATGGTAATGTTCTCGAAACCAGTGTAATCCTTGAGGACTTTAAGCAACGGTTCCTGTACGGTCTTCTGGAGCACCGGAACCTTGGTTGCGTAGCTCAAGTGTTCTTTGATGACGGCAACCAATGTTACGTAAAAAGAATCGTTCTGGAACTGCATAAACTCCAAACCAGCTACTTGTTCTTTTCGAACAAGAAAATCCATGTCGATCATGAAAAGATGCTCCAGAGTAAAAAGTGACTCAGATGGCTATTCATATAGCGTCCAAGTAGGCATAAAATGCGGAACTAGGAAATGAATCAGAACACTTCACCAATCATCGCCAAGGTTTGTAAAAACGCTACTTACTCAGTAAGTAAGACTGGCAGAGACGACCTAACCGCAGTCAAAATCACCAATATTCACGAAGACGGTACTCGTAGCGACGACCTGATCGCTATCAAGAATTACAAGCAACCGATTTGGCTGGTTAAACCTGAACGGCGGTTGTTCGAGCAGCATAAAGATTACATCGAAATGTCAGCGGTACGGGAATACAAACTTCCTCGCTGTCAGATCGCCACGATGGTTAAGAAGCAACTGTTTGGTGTTTTCGATCACGGTGCAACGATTAACGATATCGTTAACAACCAGTATGTATTTGGCTTGGATCAGACTCCACCGGTTCATATCAAGTATGCATTCTTCAAGAAGTACGGCGAATACCAAGAGAAAGAACCTTACTCGGTAGCATCGTTCGACGTTGAAGCGGACATGGAATGGGAAGACGACGCTACCCGTCCTATGATCATGGCTGCGTTGACCATGAAGGAGAAGGTGTACTTCGCGGGGGTTCGTAAGTTCTACAAGGAAGCAAACGGACGACAACCGAGCGATGAAGAAATCATCGTGAAGTTAAGAGAGTCCGAAGATAAGTATTTAGCGAAACACAAGATCGACCGTAAAGTTGCGGTAATCACTTATGAGCTGTTTGATACTCCGGGTCAAGTAGCTAAAGCGATGCTCGACATGTTCCATATTTGGGGTCCTGATTGGGTCACCAGTTGGAACGCTGAGTACGACATGAAGGCAATGGAACGCGCACTGGCTACCGAGGGTTATGACCTTGATGACGCGTACTGTGATCCTTCGATTCCTAAAGAGTTCCGTTTCTACAAACTGGACTTGGGTCGGACTCACAAGATCAAGGAAGACGGTAGTAGTAGTCCGTTGGACCCTCAAGAGAAGTGGCCAACAGTACGTTGCATGGCCAAGTGGAAGTGGGTCGACTATATGTCCTTCTTCTGCATCAAGCGTCAGCCTGTAGACGGTAAACAACCTGACACGTCTCTGGAAGGTTGCGCTAAGGCAGTAGGGGTAAGCGGTAAGTTGTACACCGAAGAAGGGGCTCACCTACTCCCGGGTTCTCCTCAGTGGCACCGTTACATGCAGAAGAACTATCCGTACTTGTATTCCAGTTACTGCATCTGTGACAATTGGGTTATTGAGTACATTAACGATAAGACAAACGACTTGACACTGTCGTTGGGGATGCTGCTTAAGTATTCCGAGTTCTTCAACTATGCATCACAGCCTAAAGTTATTTCGGACACGATTAGCTTCGTAGCTCGAGACAATGGCTTTGCATGGGGCAGTACTCCTCGTAAACGCGATACCAGTTTCACTGAGCAGATGCAGAGCCTCAAGAACTGGATTGCCCTGCTAGACACCGAGAAGAATGCTACCGTTGGTTATACGCTCTTTGAGGGGCTTGCTGACGTCTTCAGTCAGGGTCGTCGAATGAACGATGACATTGACGTAGAGGGTGCTTATCCTCACGGTGGTTTGGCGGGTAACGTGAGTAACCGTACGACTCAGATTGAGACGTTGCAGATCCAAGGCGCGGATCCGAATAAGTTCCGTGAGATTGGTGTTAACTTTGCCAGTAGTGCAGAGGCCAACGCCATTGGTCTATGTAACTCTCTGTTCGGGTTCCCTGAGGCTGATAAGATTCAGGAAGAGTTCGAGCGTATCATGATCGAACAAGGTAAAGAGAAACTGTTGGAAGATATCAAAACCAGCAAGAAACCTCGTAAGACCTTTACCAATAAAGAGTTCTTTAACGAAGCCGCATAAGCAGCCATAACCCCTACCCTAGCCTTATGGGCTAGGGTAGGGGTACAGGTGTGCAACTTAGTAGCCGAAGGCCTTATTACCGGTCTTCAGCAGCTGCTTGCTCGAAGCCAGCAGTTCCTTGGAGACCTGAACCAGCGCAGCAATCGAAGACAGCAAGCTCTTGAGCTCTTTGACCGCGGTCTTCGCATGGTCCGACTGGTCGGACTCGAGCTTGGCGATTTGCGACTTGATGTTCGCCTTCTCGCCATCCAGGCCTTTGTAAGCACGCTGGGTTTCTTCCAGGGTCTGACGGACATGAGTGTAGCAGTCCTTCAGGTTGGCTGGAGTGGCGTCGCCGCTGGCCTTCTTGAACTTCTCCAGAACACTGGTCAGTTCACTGCGCGAAGACTTCATGCTCGAGGCGAGACCTTTGTCGGCAACAGAAGCGTCGCTACCTTCACCCTTCTCGATGATGATCCCTACGGTCTTGTCAGTGACGGTCAGGATGCGGACGATGTCGTCGACGCGCTTCTTGAAGGCGCTGGCCGAGCGCTTGTTCAGCTTCGGAAGTTCGCGACCGATCATGAGAACGGCAGCTTTCTTCTTGGCTTGGTCGCCCTTCATCGCCTCGTCGGCTTCTTTCAGGATCTGGTCCAGCGCGGCCTTGTTGACGTCGGGCTCGTGGGTCAGAGCTTGAACCACTTTGCGCATGTTGGTCAGCGCTTCGGTGGTTTCTTTCTCACTGCTACCGCCGGACTCGACGACCTTGATGACTTCTTCAGCCTTCTTGAGTTCGTCTTTCACTTCTTCGGTGAGCTTGGGCGCGTCACGCTTGAAGAAGAAGTCCCAGATGTTGGTGAAGATCTTCTTGACGTAGGCAATGGCGGCCTTGAAACCGTCACCCACCTTCGACATGAAGCCTTCTTGACCAACCTGGTTCTTGCGGATGTAGCCGTTGGTGGCCAGAACCGAACCCAGATAGATCTGAGCGTTGGTCAGGCTTTCAGTACCGGCCACGTTGAGCGAATCGGCCATACCTTCCAGTACGGTTTCGATGTGCTCAGGCTCCGGGATCGGAGCTTCCATGCCCAGTTCGTCTTCGTTGATGATTTCTTCCATTACTCGGCTCCTTAAACGCCGAACACTTTGCCGACGGCAGTGTTAACGGACTTCATGTGGGAAAGGGTGCGCTTCAGGAGACCGGAGTAACGCGCAGCGGACTTCACGAACAGCTGAAGAGCCTTGAGGTTCTCGTCGCCTTGTTTCTTTTGCTCGTCGCTGGCCGACTCGTTACCGTCCAGTTTGGACAGGTTATCGATCATGCCTTGAACGCGCGATTCGGTACCGCCGGCGGCTTCCAGTGCGCGCTCGATAACCTGGGTGTGCGACTTCAGATCATCCAGGGTGCTTTCAGCAGCTTTCAGGTCGGCCAGGTCACGGATGCCTTTCAGCTTGGTGATCAGCGATTGCGCGCCCGATACACCACCCTTCACACCGGAGGCCCAGGCGGTGTAGCTGGCTTCGCCGGACTTCTTGGCTTCGCCCTCGACTTCTTCGGCCAGTTTGATTTCGCCCTCGAGCGATTCGACCAGCTGGTTGATCTTGATGACCAGGCCTTGCTGGGCTTTGCTGTTGGCCTTGGCCACGTCTTTCGACAGGGTGTTCAGCTCGGAGATACTGGTCGCCTTGCTGATGTGTTCGACCAGTTCCTTGGAGTCGGAACCCGCAGCACGCTTCAGACCAGCCTTGACCTCGTCAACGCTCTTGATCGCTGCCAGGTTTTCGGCGAGTTCTTTGTAGACGTTCTTGGTCTCTTCAGGACCTTGCTTCTTGAAGAAGAAGCCCCAGATGGACTTGAACATCTTCTTGATGTATTCGATCGCTTTGCGGGCGCCTTCTTTGACGTTAGCGAAGAAACCTTCGACACCGGCAACGGACTGGCTATAGCTCAGACCACCAGAGGCGTTCAGAACACCGTGGAGGTAAACCTGGGCGGTGGTCAGACCTTCGGTACCGGCGATGTTGTTGACGGTATCACCGAGGGCCTGGAAGACCAGTTCAACGTGACCGGTCTCCGGCGCCACGAACTCTTCGTTTTCGTCGATGACGATATCGTCTTGCATTGCGTTTTCCTGGGACATGATGGAATCCTTAAACGTTCTGGAGGTGATTGAAATAGGTGGTGATGTTCTCGCGAGCCTTCGGACTGAACTTCGAGACGAAGAGGTTCACGTCGATCAAGGTGTTCAGCTTGTAACGAATCTTCCAGTTCAACGCAATGCGGGTCAGGAACGAGAGGTACGTGGTGTACTTCGCGATCTTGTCCTTGTCATACGCTTCGGCCAGACCGCTCATATGACGCAGGAGTTTACCCGTGCTGGCCGGCTCTGCGTTAGCGCGCAGTTGGGTCAACAGGTAGTCGGTGAAGACCACGTACTTGTCGAAGTCCAACTCCAGGCTACCCAGCACGGTGTTGATGAAACCACCCTGCTCGTTAGCCCGTGCTTCTTTATCAGCAAAGCCTTTGTCACCGATAGTGTATTCGAGGTGCTGCGCAACACGCTCGATCAGGATATCGGTTACTGCGGTCGACTGAGCATTCAGCAACCGACCGATTCCAATATGATCGGGAATGGCCATGCCCGGGAGCTTGGTCTTCTCGGCAACCTGCACCGCAGCGGTCTCGATGACCTCTACGGCCGGTACGTCACCGGCAAGTTTTTCAACCTCCGGTTCGACGTACTCAGGAGTATCGTTCTTCTTGCTCATGAAAGGGGCCCCTTCCTGAATAAAAATAAAGTGCTACATGGGTGTACACCATAAAATACCCAGACCCTCCCTAAGGAGAGCCTGGGTCATTTCAGTTACAAACCTTTCGTGCTGATTTCTTCGTTAGCCAGTCGCCAAGCCTCAGCGAGCTGCTCATCAGCTACCGGCATATTGGGGTTGGAGGTGTCGTTGAACTGCTGACCCTTCTTCAGGCGTTCAGCTTCTTTACGTTTCTCTTCATCCCACTTAGCCCGATCAGCTTTACCTTTGGCACTGCCCTTCAGGATGCGTTTTACCATGTGGGCAGGCATCGTCAAGTATTCCGTCAACGTCATGAACTCGTTCAGCTTATGGAAATGGTACTGCTCCATTATGTATTCCATTGCCCAAGGATGATTGTACTCATTCTCAGCCTCATAATAGAGCGCCCCATGACCGGGTTTGAGTCGTCTGACGTCGACGTAACCCATATTCATGTCGTATAACAGATCTTTGTTTAAGGCAAGCTGCTCGGTAGAGAATAAACTCTGATCGATATCCGCTAGGTTAGCGAACGCTTGCCTGTACTGATCGTTATGGAACGCGGGTCCGCCAATTAGGAGCGGGCTTCGAGCTCTGCTCGTTGTTTCGCCTCCGCTCGACGCACCAACATGAACTGGGTATGGGTAAAAAAAGTCATGAAGACGTCAATCGGGGTATACCCCAAGTTACGTGCTTGTTGGTTGACTTCTTCCGCGCCCTTACCACATTTTGGGCACTTGCAGTTACGCAGACCGATGAAGGTCTTGGTCATGTACGGCGCAACAGTGTACACGAACCGGGTAACTTGCTTGTCGAGGTAATCGTCTTTCAACGCACCGCGCAGGCCCTTGTTGAACTCCAACTGGTCAACATCGCGGCGACGGAACACACGAGGCTGTTCTTCACTGCCTGGCTCAGGCATCAGGGCGAACTCTTTAACCCAATGCAGGAACTCACAGCCACCCACACCACTCAGGATGATCCCGATCTGGGCTTCCAGTGCGGCCTGGTCAGTGATGGTGTTACGGGCACTGGCGATCTGCGGATCGATCTGAGTGACCATGTAATCCAGCGCAGCGAAAGCTTCCGCCAGCGAGGTGTTGCCCATGGTCAAGCGAACGGTCTGTTTCTCGTTGTACACGTAGCAGTCTTCGACACCGCAATTGGAAGTGTCGATGAAGTCCAGGATCTGCTTGATGTTGTAACGAGCCGTGTTGTTGAAGATGTTACCCAGGATGGCCAGTTCTTCATCGGTGTGGGCAGTTGGACGATGACGAACCAGCAACGCCGGGTTGATCTTCTCGTACGAACTCCAGTCACAGCCCAGGTTGAAGCAACGCAGGTCCATGTTGGCCTCGTCGTCTTCGAAAGACGACAGCAGTGCGGCGAGGATCACTTCCATGTCACGGAAACGAATCACACGAGCCAAGTCGTTGAAGTCGGCAATGCCATCTACGCTGGACCAGGTGATATAAGGAACCAACCAGTTCCATACTGCACGATAACCCGCGAGTGTCGACAGTACCAAGGAGTTACCCCCTACGGTACGAACGTAACCACGAATGGTCGCGTTGATCTCGTTGATCATGGTGGCCGCATCGGTCTTGTGACCACGGGAGAACTGGAACTTACAGAAACTGTTGCGCAGGTTGACCGCATACAGATATGGACTGGCGTTACCACGAGCACCACCACGTTCCATATCCTCGGCCATGCTGTTACCTCGCACCGAAGCGCTCGGAACCATACCGGTAATGTCACGCATGACGATCGCATCGGATGCCTGGTAGACGTTAGGGGCGTCTTCCAACATCATCCGGGTCTTGACCATGATCGGGTCGGAAGTGTTCTGGAGATAGCGGTACATGTCCGCTGCCCGTACTTCCATCTCGTCGTAGCTGACACCCGGGAATTTCTCGTCGCAGTATTGCTTCCATTCGGCAATGGCTGCGTTGAGCATGCTGTCCTTGATACGGTTACCCTGGGAGGCGTTGCGGATGCTGCTGACCGAGAACCAGATCGACACCAGCTCTTGGACCGAATCGAAGTCCTTCTTGCTGTTACCGATGTAGACGGTGGTGTAACCCTGACCACGAGTAACCTCGTTGTCTTCCACCTTACCTACAGATTCAGGCAGAGAATCCAGGTGCTTCTTGAGCGGGGTATTCTCGGGGGTGTGGGTGTCGGTATAGCCAAAGGCTTTAGGTGCAGCAGGAATGGTACTCGCTACTGCACTGGCCAGAGGGGACTGTTCGGCTGGGCCGTTAGGGGTTTGTTCTTCGGACATCACTGGGCATCCTTGTTACGTTCTTCGGTAATAGGGTCTTGCGGGATATCTTTCACCGGCTCCACATCGGGGTGTTCGTCCGGTTTCAGGTTACTGGTGTCAGCAGAGACGACAACACCCTCTTCGTTCTCATCCATGATCGCCTGGGTCATCATGACCATTTCAGCGATCTCTTTGGCACTGACGCCGTCGGTGGTCACGTAGTTCGGACCGACCTTCTTGATGCGTTCTTCGTGCAGCTGGCGGGTGTACTCGAGTACGTCTACACCGGTAGGGAGATGCTCGGTGACGTAACGGTTGATTTCCTTCTCTTTGCGCTTGAGCATCTCGAAGGTTGGGGCGTGGTGGATGACCATCAAGTCACGCATCACGTCCGCCATGTCGATCACCAGCTCGATGTAGTCCTGCGGGAGCTTCTTGGCTTGGTCCAGCATGATGACTGCATCAACGTTCTCCACCAGACGCACCACGGAGCGCTCGTAGGTTTCGATACGCATGGCGTTTTCAGGGGTGATCTGGAAACGACCCTCGTCTTCGGCCAGGATCATGTACACCGCGATACCGCCGTGCATCTTGATGACCTGTGCCATGGTTTCCTGGATACCACGCAGGAAGCTGATACGGTCGATATCAACGTCAGGGATCTCGCCCTTGGCCTGCTTGGCTTTGATCCGGGTAGCGCCGGTCTTGACGTTGTTGATCAGGTCGTAAACGTTCAGGTTCTTGTCATGGAAGCCACCGGCACTGCGCTGATGACGGATCGGATCGTGGGTCGCCTTAACCCGGGCCTTGGCCTTCGCCTTATTACGGGCGATCTTTTTGGCTTTCATGCTAGTTTGTTTACTTGCCATGATGCTATAGCTTCCTTGAATTAAACAGAGGGTTAATCGATGCTTATCGATGTCGAAGAATCAGTGAATCTGAACGAAGAAGGTAACCTCGCCGATACCATGATCGGGGGATTGTGGATTACTTTCCGTAACGCTATCCCACCTCTACAGGCTAAAGTATTGGATAACGCGTTTAATTTAATTATCCTGTCTGATGAGCACGTGGTTCTACCTAGTCAAATCGCGGATCTGCTTGCCAACACAGATCTGGATCTCCCGGTTAAGAAACAAGCTGTCTACGTGTTGCTGACAGTCAATATAATTAACCTGCTGACTGAGATGGGGATTACCCTCAACCAAGATGTAGCAGGTGAGGACAAGATCAAAGAGCTGACAAAGCTCTTGGACTTCTTCCTGAGCCTTCAGGAGTACCAAGACCTTATCGGTCTGAAGTCCCTTTTAGAATGCATGGACATTCCCCCGGTCAGTCGTCTCCTCCGCGCAATGGAAATGTACTGGGGCGAAGACGAAGATCTTTCGGAATTTGAATGCCTGTTAGTCGATGTATCTGAAGTAACCCTGAAGTCGATCAAAGACACACTCTTCAGTCCAGAAGAGATGGAAGGGACCCCGGATAACATTGTCAACCGTGTACTGGCTAACAAAGCCTTCATGCAAGGCACCAAAGCGTACGACCACTTGGTTAACAACGGTCAGGCTGGCGGTACCATGCCTAGCTATATAAACTTCTTTAAACCGTACCTGGAGGAGCTTCTGGAGCAAGATACACTAGAAGCCCGACTGACGTACGCCAAGGAAGTGATTGCACTCTATCTGATCTCGGAGATCAACGATCATTGGCTGAAAGAGAAAGCGGTTCAATACCTCTATACCGTGATCGAAGACATCACCGCAATCACTAAAGTTGAAGAAATGATTGAAGGGGTCGTTATCAGTGAATAAGCTCGAATACCTCAAGCACTTCATCACCAACGAAGGTTATGACAGCAAGGGCAGCATCCAGTCCCTGATTACCATCCAGTTCGAAGACCCTGATTCTTCCGAACTGTTCAAACTGGAACCCCATGCCGCTTACATCGAAAAAGGTAAGTACTGGACCTTGATCGAGAACGAACCCGTTCAGCTGGAAGGTGATGTTGCTGAACCATTCTTTTACATGGATGAATTGCTCGAACTCCCAGGTGACTTCCATCCCATCCTGAAAGGGAAGCCGGTTAAGACCACCTTTGGGTTGTTCCTGTTTAACATCATCCTGATCTGGGAACCGTTCAAAGGAACAGTTGATTACGTTAACCGTGAGTTCACCAAAGGGTTCTTCGAGGACCTCTTCCGGGAGATCATGGTTGACAACCCCAAACCCGGGGAGCAAGTTCCACAGGGTAAGGCGTCGGTTGATGAATGCCTCATGTTCACCCACAACTGCAACTTCCTGGAAGGCTTGGGGACCCACTTCATCAAACCAGGTGGATTGGATGCGCTGACGGTTGATCCAGAAGTCATTGCATTGCGTGATCGTCTCTTTAAAGAGCACGCGGATGAACTGGGTGATCCGGTAGTCTTTACCAACATCGTGGACCAGGTTGTAGCACTGGACATGAAGAAAATGTTGGAAGGCCCGAGTAAGAAGTTCTTCATCAACAAGAAGTTCATCGACAACAGCCGAAAGCGGATGTTCATTGCCTTTGGTATTGAGCCTAACGATACCGGTGATGGTTGGGTGGCTCTTACTCAGTCACTGGATGAGGGCTGGGATCCTAACCATCTGGCAGCCTACATCAACACCGCTGTAGCGGGCTCTTACAGCCGTTCCATGGCAACGGGTGAAGGTGGCTCTCAGGTTAAGGAAACGTTGCGTCTGATCGGTCGTGCTGTGGTCTCCATGACTACTCCTGATTGTGGTTCTCCTTCGACTGAGTCCGTATTGATCACCAAATCCAATAAGAAATACTGGATCGGTGTTTATGCGGTAATCAAAGATGCGGTGACCTTGATTACCAAAGACAACGTGGATGGTCTGATAGGCAAACCTACTCAAGTCCGTGTCACTAACCGTTGTATCTTGACTGACGGTGAGTATTGTCAGACTTGTTGTGGTATCGGCCTAGGCGCTTACGGTGAACGTCTCAGTTCGGAGATCGTACTGATTCCTACTCGGATGATGCTGCAACGGATGAAGGCAGCACACACCGCTGGTAGTAAGACGTCCATCTTGGATCTCGAAATTGCTTTGAAGTAAGAAAAAAAAAGAAAGGTCCTAACCCCTCCTAGCCCTTATCGGGGCTAGGAGGGTATTGGAATGTCTTTAGCCTTTCCTGATGTGCGTGTTCAAATCGTTGATGAGCTGTTCTTTGACCATCTCGACAGCTTTCGACACAGCAACCGCTGCCTGAGCTGCTTCGGCCAACGGGGTCAGTGACAGAGTAGCCACGTTGCCCAGGTGAGTGCCTTTGACGTGGACACCATGAGCGAACTTCGGATCGGAGACGGTGTTGTGGAACATGATCACGTCACCGACCTTGTTGGCGAAGGTGATCGACGAAAGAGCAAGTACCAGCTTGTCCGAGATGAACTGGTAGTTATCTTCGACGTCGTAACCGTCAGCGGAGGTATCGATACCTGCTGCTTTATCGGTCTCCACCATTACGTCCAGGATAGCGCGGATGGCACTGTCCATGTCGATGTCGGGATCGTTCAGGTGATAGACGTCATCACCCGCGGCCTCGAGCATGGCTTCGGGGTTGTTGATCATCTCTTTACCAGCCAAGGTAATGGCTTCCAACAGCACGAAGTCCACGAGATGAGGGTTGATATCCGAATAGAGCTCGTCACGAGTATCCGGGTCCAGCTTGACGATGATGAACTCCACATTAAACCTCGATAGTCAGAAGGATGGCATGTTCAGTGGTGGACCGCAGTTCCCACTTGTGGCCTTGGTAGGGTTTGAGTGCCTGGAAGTCTTCTTTGAACAGAGGATCCAGTTCAATACGATCGTAGAGGCTGTTGATTTCCATCGCTTCCGAATCGAAGTACTCTTTTTGAGCTTCCTCGGTTTCGTAATACGGTGGAACTTTAATGCGAGCTCGGAGAACTTCCTCGCGGAGCGCCTTGAACTCCATGCAGTCGAGGTACGCACGAATACGTTCTACGACCATAACCCGGAGGATGAAGTTCTTATCCGGGTTATCCGTTGGCGATGAAGGGAGCCGAATGATGTGCGAGATGACATTCGGCTTGGTTGCAGGCGCGAAGCTTTGTTTAGTCATTTTCCCACCCAGTTATTTTGAATATGATGTGGTTCGGAACAGTTCTAGTGAATTCTGTGCTCTGTACACGGCAGCGCTGATACAGTGAATTGAACAGAAGGGCATTGTCTGCAATAAGTCTCTCCGCAATATCGGCGATAGTCGTGGTGTATCTCGACACCACGGCTTCAGGAGACCGGAGGCACTCCCAATATTCACCAGCTTCACTACTTTGGAGAGGCCAACCGTTTTCGTCGAACAACAAGCTACGAACTCGGTCTTCGATCCATTGAGTATTAGTCCAGCAAGGACCTATCCCCTTTAGATTAAAGCTTCCGAATCCGTCGCAATAACGAAAGGCATTGTCAAGGATTTCTACCATCACTTCGTGAACGATAGGATCCCATCGAATATTGCTTCTGTATTCCAGAATCACCGGTTGGTCGATGAAGAACTTCTTGCTGGCTATTTGACCTTCGCTCCTCTGACAGAGAGAACCATATACCCAGGAAGGTTACGAACCACCTCCCAGCTTTCGACTGCATAATTAGTGGCGATATCCTGCAACACTTCCCGGTTACTCGAGAGGATTCCTTCTACCGACTCGTAGATCTCGATCTCATAACCCAAACAGACGTTATGAGGATCAGTCTTGGCTTGCCAGTACTCATCTTCGCTCACTGCCATGGTAGGTTCCCCCTGTTCATCGAACAGGTGGTCCATGACGAGATCTTCAATGAACTCTGGGTTCAGCCATTCCAAGCCTTCTTCGACGGCAACGATGCTCGTGCCTTTCTTGTCGTATTTGAAGAAATCATCCAAGCACTTGATCACACCGATTTCACCAATAGCACTGTTAGCGCCATTGCAGTCGGTCTTTAACACTACCAGGAAATCGCTGGTTAACTGAGGTAGCATGTTGATCACCCACAAAAGGAAGGACACGCTCTGAACTTACTCCAGAGCGCAATCCAGGTTCATCCGCTTAAACGACTTAGACTTCGGCCCGAAAGCGGTTTTGCGTTTATCCATACACGAGAGATGCTTGTCAATGTCCACGCAGACACCAAAGATGAACATGGGGATAATCTTCCCGCCGAACAACCTGTGTATCTCACGTAGACGACCGATCATCTGCCGGTTGGTTTGAGTCGAAAACACTGTATGGCTACAGAATACGCGTATCAGTCCCGGAATATCTTTGCCGGTACCGCAGCTACCCTGTGTGGTGAAGAGGATCTCGTGTTTCTTGTACTTCTCTTTGTCTTTCTCTTCACTCGCCAAGAACGTTTCCATATCCCATCCTGGATATTTCTTTCGGAAACGTTTGCACATCTCTTTACACATTTTCTTAAGGGAGAAGAAGAACAAGGCTTTTGTCCCTTCCTCCTTAAGTGGCAGGTACCACTCTTGGAACGCTTTATCCCATAACTCAAAGAAGAAATCTGTCAACTCTTTAGACGCCAAGATACTCTCTTCGAATACTTTGTCGTCGTATGCTCCGTAACGCTCCCAGCGGACCTTGTGCTTGCGCAGGTTGATCTTGTAGAGCAGAGCCACGGTGTCGATGTAATGTTGCGCATTCGCTTCCCTGAGGCGCTTAGAGACGGGGTACAACCACTCATAGACGCGGTTAACAAATGGATCATCGGACTTGAGAGTTGCAGACAGTACAAACGTGCTACGCAAGTTACCGTACATCAACGAACTGAACACTTGGTGGATGGCCTCGTGTCCTTCTTCAATAATCCGCAGGCCCGGTCTGATAGCCCTGAATACATCGTCAAGGTCTACAGGGTCAGGGATCTCTTTCTTCCTCAAGAAGGGTTCGATCCGAGACATGGGCAAAATGACAATCTTAGGATC